CCATTCAAGTATGAACCTATGAAAAATGGTGATAAGGTAAAGTGGGTATATCTTAAAAACAATCCATTAGGTATAGATGGAGTTGCCTTTACAGGTTACTCAGACCCACCTGAATTGGAAGATTTCATAAAAACGTATATCGACCATAATAAAATCTTTGAACGAGAGTTGAAAGGTAAATTACAAGATTTCTTTGATGCAATTGGTTGGGGAGATGTTGTAAGTGAATTAAGAACCGCAGAAAAGTTTTTTAGTTTTTAGATATGAGATTATTATTAGGTGATTGTATAGATAAATTAAAAGAGTTAGAAGACAACTCTGTTGACTCAATAGTTACAGACCCACCCTATGGTTTATCCTTTATGGGTAAGAAATGGGATTATGATGTTCCTTCACAAGAAATCTTTGAGGAATGTTTAAGAGTTTTAAAACCAGGTGGCCATCTTTTATCATTCGCTGGAAGTAGAACTTACCACCGAATGGCAGTTAGAGTAGAAGATGCAGGGTTTGAGATTAGAGACCAAATCATGTGGATATATGGTAGTGGGTTTCCTAAATCTATGAATATAGGAGTGAAAGTTGATGAAAAACTCGGTAACAAAAGAGAACTTGTAGAAAGACCAAAATCAGAACAAAGACCTAACGCTGACAATAATAGAGATAAAAACAAAGACATTGGTGGATTTGCAATGTCAGACAACAAATACAAGTCAGTTGGTAATAGTGAATGGGAAGGATGGGGAACTGCTCTAAAACCATCACATGAACCTATTGTAATGGCCAGAAAACCACTTTCAGAAAAGACAGTAGTTGATAATGTGTTAGAATGGGGAACTGGTGGAATAAACATAGATGATAGTAGAATATCAACCGATGATAACTTGGGTGGTGGTGCAACAAAAGGTTCGGTATTATCAATAGATGGATTTGATAGACCATGGATGCACGATGAAGAAAAGATGAAAGAGTTTAGTGATAAGATGAAAGAAAAAGTAGAACACGCTCAAACTCTTGGCAGATTTCCCGCAAACATAATCTTTGATGAAGAAGCTGGTAAAATCTTGGATGAACAGAGTGGTATATCTAAATCTACAAAAGGAGACCCAAATAGAGGAACTTATAAAAAGGCAATGTTTGCAAATAGTGAGTTCAATAAAGTAGGTGCTGAATATGATGATAGTGGTGGAGCATCTCGTTTCTTCTATTGTCCAAAAACTTCTAAAACTGATAGGAATGAAGGATTAGATGATTTTGAGGAAAAATCAAGAAGTGATGCTAATAAAATGATGGGTAAGAGTGGTAATTTTAAGACAGGTAGTGGTAATGATAGAACAACTGAGTTTAAGAATAATCACCCAACTGTAAAACCAACAGACCTAATGTTATACTTAATCAGATTAGTAACTCCAAAAGGTGGAACAACACTTGACCCGTTTATGGGTAGTGGTTCTAGTGGTAAAGCCGCAGTAAGAGGTGGGTTTGACTTTGTTGGTGTTGAAAGAGAAGAAGAATATATGAAGATTGCAAAGGCAAGAATTCAATATGAACAAGACAATCCTTACAATGAGGAAACAAATACACGAGTTCATATCAATAAAAATTCAAACAAGTTTTGGTAAAAAACTTGATTTTAATACAAATTAATCGTAAATTATACTAAACATAACTAATAATATTATAATGGAAAAACAATCATTAAATAGATTCGTATCAAAATATAACCTTTCAGGTTTGGTAGAATCAGTAAAATGGGAATCCAAAGATGGTTCTCTAACCACCTCTTTCATTTCAGATGACAAGTCTGTTTTGGGAACGGTAACTATGAATGAGTTCAATAACTCTGACTCAGAGTTCGGTGTATATGATACCACCAAACTTACAAAGATGTTGTCTGTTCTTGGTAACGATGTTGATTTCTCTATTAGTGACATTGATGGTAAACCAGTTTCGTTAAAGTTCAAAGATAGTTCTACTTCGGTAAATTATATGTTGGCTGACTTATCTGTGATACCAAATGTACCTGACTTGAAACAACTTCCAAACTTCAATGTTAAGATTGACTTAGATGAAACATTCATCAACAAGTTCATCCGAGCCAAAGGAGCTTTACCTGATGAGAATACCTTTACTTTGGTGTGTAAAGATGGTAAATCACAGATAGTTCTCGGTCATTCTAACATCAATACAAATCGTATTACTATTGATGTAGATGCAGATTGTGAAGGAACTGTTGACCCAATTTCATTCTCAGCAACTTATCTAAAAGAAATCTTAGTAGCAAACAAAGAAGCTACTGATGCAGTTCTTAATATATCATCTGATGGATTATCTCATATTCACTTTGAAGTTGATAATTATGTAACTGACTATTACTTAGTGGAGATTGCCAATTAATGATAAGTTACATTGGTGGTAAGTCTAAGATTGGTAAATGGATTAAAGGTTATATCCCAAAAGACATAGAAACTTATGTAGAACCCTTTTCGGGTATGTTTTGGGTATTCTTTAATTTAAACTTAGATAGATTTTCTAAGTTAAAAACTGTTGTCTATAATGATTTCAATAGACTTAATGCCAATCTTATATCTTGTACCAAACACTATCATAGATTACTTGAGGAGATGGAAAAGTATCCTTGTCAACAGAAAGGAGAAGTTCCAACTCCACCTGAGTATGAACAAATGTTCAATGATTTTCAGCGTGAATTGTTTGATGAATCATTTCAAGTTGGTGAATTAGAAAACTTTGAAGTTGCGGCTAAGTATCTTTATGTTCTTACTCAAGTATTTAGTGGTAATAAACCTGAGAAATCTAAGTTTATGGATTACAAAGGTGGATATAAATCAAAGTATGATATATTTAAAAACAAACTTACAGACCCAAAGTTTAGAAGGTATTTCGACAGAATTACTTTTGTAGAAAACTTAGATTTTGAAGACTTAATCAATAAGTACGATTCACCAACCACTTATTTCTATACTGACCCACCATATTGGAAAACAGAAAATTACTATTCAAACCATGACTTTGATAGAGATGACCATGAAAGATTGGCAAAAGCTTTATTAAGAGCAGAAGGTAAATTTGCTTTGTCTTATTACCACTTTGATTTATTAGAAGAATGGTTTCCAAGAGATGAATATACTTGGGAAGTAAAAGAGTTTGCAAAGGCAGCTTCTGGTACAAAAGGTAAAAAACAAAATATGGGTGAGGAGTTATTGATTATGAACTATGACCCAAATCCAAAGTTTAAAAAGTTCTTTGAATATAAATAAAATATATAACGAAGATTGTTTAGAAACTATGAAAAGGATGGAAGATGATTCTATTGATTTGGTAGTTACATCTCCACCCTATGCTGATAGAAGAAAAACAACTTATGGTGGTATTCATCCTGACAAATATGTGGAATGGTTTCTCACTATATCAGAGGAAATAAAACGAGTTATTAAACCAAGTGGTTCTTTCGTGGTAAACATAAAAGAAAATGTAGTTGATGGTGAAAGACATACCTATGTTTTAGAATTAATTATTGCGATGAGAAAACAAGGTTGGTTATGGACAGAAGAATATATGTGGCATAAGAAAAACTCATATCCTGGTTACTGGCCCAATCGTTTTAGAGATGGTTGGGAAAGATTATTACATTTTACAAAAGAAAAAAAGTTTAATATGTACCAAGACCAAGTGAAAGTACCTGTTTCTGAAGGAACAAAGAAACGAGCTCAAAATCTTAGTGAAAAAGATAAGACGAGAGTTGAGTCATCTACAGGTAGTGGATTTGGTAAAAATATATCAAACTTAGTCAATAAAGAAATGGTATTACCTGATAATGTATTACACCTAGCAACTGAAACAAGTAGTAAATCACATTCAGCAGCATATCCTGAAAAACTACCAGAGTTTTTTATTAAATTATTTACTAAACCAAATGATTTAGTATATGACCCGTTTATGGGTAGTGGAACAACTGCTAAAGTTGCGATTGACTTAAATAGAAACTTTGTTGGTAGTGAATTATCAGAAGAGTATTACGAAGTTTGTCAAAAAAGAATAAACCAAAATGAAAACTCCAAAAAGTTTTTTGAATGGAATTAAATAAAATATATAACGAAGATTGTTTAGATGGATTATCCAAACTAGAAGATAGTTTTATAGATTTGGTGGTTACATCTCCACCTTATGATAATTTGAGAAATTATAATGAATCTTCTATATGGAATTTTGAAATATTTAAACCTATTGCAAGAGAACTTTCAAGAGTTTTGAAAAATGGTGGTGTAATAGTTTGGAATGTAAATGATGCCACTATAAATGGTGGAGAAAGTGGAACATCATTTAGGCAAGTTTTATATTTTTTAGATGAATGTGGTTTGAAACTACATGATACTATGATTTATGAAAAAACAGGAATTCCATTTCCTGCAGGTATAAAATCTGTTAGATATTCACAATCTTTTGAATATTGTTTTGTTTTATCCAAAGGAAAACCAAAGTCTATAAACCTCATTCAAGATAAACCAAATAAATGGGCAGGTATAACTTCTTGGGGAAGTGTAAATAGTCGAAATGTAGATGGTTCTCTTAACAAGACGGGTAAGACTAAGGTTATTAAAAAATATGGTGTTAGAACTAATATATGGAAGATAAATAATCAAAAAGGATTCGGTCAAAGTGATAATGATACATACGAACATCCTGCTTCTATGCCCGAACAATTAGCAAAAGACCATATTATGAGTTGGAGTAATTTAAATGATGTAGTTTTAGATCCTTTTGCTGGAAGTGGAACTACTTTGATACAATCTCATACTCTTGGAAGAGATTATATTGGATTTGAAATAGATAAAGAATATTATGAATTATGTAAAAAACGATTAAATAAATTATCTCCTTTTTTTGATTTTAAAAAAGAAAGTTAAAGATAAATCATTGGTTCAAATAATGGAAATAAATAAAATATATAATGGGGACATATTAGATATGTTCAAGAAAACACCAGACAACTTTATAGATTTGATAGTTACATCTCCACCATATAATGTTGGTATAAATTACGATAGCTGGGATGATACATTATCACCTGATGATTATTTTAGTTGGTGTGAAAAGTGGTTAAAAGAATGTTTAAGAACTTTAAAACCAGATGGTAGAATTGCAATCAATATTCCATACGAAACTAATATACAAGAAAGAGGAGGAAGGTTATTTTTTGTATCTGACTTTTATCAGGTAATGAAAAAGGTTGGTTTTAACTTTTTTGGTGTAGTCGATTTAGTAGAACCCGCAACCCATAGAACTAAAACTACTGCTTGGGGAAGTTGGATGTCTGCATCAGGGCCCCATGTTTGTAATGTAAAAGAATGTGTTGTATTAGCATATAAAGATTCACCTGTAAAGTTAGAAAAAGGAGAATCTCAATGGGAATATGAAGAAGTTGAGGTTTTAGGAAAAAAGAAAAGAGTTTATAAACAAGAAGATAAAAATGAGTTTATGAAGTTGGTTTTTGCGGAATGGGATTATTTTGGTGATACTCGTTCATTAACTACCGCAACATTCTCTGAAGATATACCAAGTAAAGCAATCAAGATTTTCACTTACAAAGATGATGTAGTGTTAGATTGTTTTAGTGGTAGTGGAACAACTGCTATATCAGCGATGAAACTCGGTAGAAATTATATTGGGTTTGAGTTATCTAAAAACTACCATAAAATATCTTTGCAAAGAATACAAAAATTACAAACATTACAAAACATAGAAAGTAAATCAAAAGATTTTTTTAATTATGAAACTTAAAGAAACATATACCTACGATGATGTACAATTAGTACCAAAATATAGTGACATCCAAAGTAGAAGTCATATTAATTTAGAAACAAGATTATCAAGAAACTTTAATATTAAAGTACCTTATGTAGCTGCTCCTATGGACACTATTTGTGGATTGGAGATGGCAAAGAAACTATCATCCATGGGTGGAGTTGGTTGTATTCATAGGTTTATGTCTATAGAAGAACAATGTGAAGCAGTATTGGCACTTCAAGGTTTCTTATATGAAGATAAAGGTGGAGATATAACTGCAGTTTGGGGAGATACTCCAAAACCAATAATGGCTGCAGTCGGTGTTGGTGACGAAGGATATAGAAGAAGTATAAAACTGATAGAGTCAAACTGTAATGTTCTTGTTATTGATGTTGCACATGGTCATCATCAGAATGTGAGAGACCTTATTTATAGACTCAAAAAGTATAGAGAAGAAGAATCAGTTACTCACTTTGATATTATTGCCGGTAATATTGCTACAAAAGAATCGGCATTAGACTTGATACAATGGGGAGCAGATGGACTAAGAGTCGGTATCGGTGGTGGTAGTTTATGTACTACACGAATACAAACAGGTCATGGTGTTCCAAATATAACTTCTATAATAGAAGTATGTAAGAAGGCAAACTTATTTGATGTACCTGTAATGGCTGATGGTGGTATCCGTTCAAGTGGAGATATTGCTAAAGCATTAGCCGCTGGTGCGGATTGTGTAATGTTGGGTTCTCTTTTAGCTGGTACTCAAGAAACACCTGGTGAAGTTATTGAAAAAGGAAATCACTTATACAAAAGATACCGAGGTTCTGCTTCTTTAGAAACTAAAGTTACTCACGGACAAGAAGAAAGAAATGTTGAAGGGGAGAGTACCGTAATTCCATTTAAGGGTGGAGTCAAGTATGTCATACACAGACTAAACGATGGAATTAGGTCTGCACTTTCTTATTCAGGTTCTCATAACATATCAGAATATCAAAGAAAATCAGAAATGGTGTTAGTTACTAACGCAGGTTTAACAGAAGGAAAACCACATAGATTAATATAGTGGAAAGAAGTCAGATAAAAATAGCTATACTACTAAGTGGTCTTTTAAGACATTGGGATTATACATCTACAATGTTTTATTATCTACAAGAAAAGTTTAGTGATATACAACTTGATTTTTATCTGAGTACTTGGGAAGATAATGAAACTGTCCATACAAAGGTTGATAAAGGATTTCATCAACCATTTAAAAATAAACATCCTAACTTTATTTTAAAAGATTATTGTATTAATAAATTCTCAGATGTTGGTGACCTATCCACAAATGTTAATCCACAAGTATTTTATTCTTTTGCAAAACAAAAACTATCAGAATTATTTAGTAAAAAAAATATAGATTATGATTGTATAGTATTTACTCGTTGCGATTCTTTTATTTTCAAAGAGTTAATTGAATCTATAGTGGATGATTTAATGGAACAAAAAATAACAGGATATAATCTTAAAAATAAAAAAATAATTTATTCTGATACAGGTACAAGAGTAAAAGATAATTTAAACTTATTTTGTGATAAAGATACTTTGTTTTTTGGTAATGAAGATTTAGTAAATTTATACTCAGATTTATTTGATTATGGTAAAAATTATCAATATGATATTCATATATTAGAAGCCAATTTTCTAAATGATAAAAAAGTATATAATGGAAGACATAATATAGGTTCAACTCATGAGTTAGTTAGGAATCAAATAAATCCAAATAAACTTGGTATGCCTCATAGAACAAGTTTAATTGAACTTGATAATATTTATGGTAAAGACATATATAACTTTACAAGAGAAGAGTTAAAAAATCTTTTTGATAAACACAAATAGGAGTTTTGTAAATGACTGCATTTTTAGGTAGTGAAGTTCAAGAATATACTATTGAAGACCATAATTATGACCATTACAAAAGACAACTAAGTTGGTCTTTTGAATACATAATGACAAGAGAAGAGTTTGAAAGAAGATTAGAAGAAGATATTGAGTTTAGAAAACAATGGGATATTGATTACTCAAAAGAAAATAAATCTTGACTTTTAATATAATAGTTCTTATCTTTATATATGGCATTTTTTGAAGACACAACCACATCCACCACGGACAATTCACTTTGGTGTGAAAAATACAGACCAACTCAACTATCTGAATACGTTGGTAATTCTCATTTAAAAGATAAAGTTGGTAACTACTTGGAAACAGGTGATGTTCCACATCTTCTATTTTTTGGTAAAGCAGGTACAGGTAAAACTACCTTAGCAAAACTAATAGTCAATTCTATAAGTTGTGACCATATTATTATCAACGCCTCCGATGAAAATAATGTAGATACGGTAAGAACCAAAGTAAAAAGTTTTGTATCAACTGTTGGTTTCAAAGACCTAAAAATAGTGATACTTGATGAGTTTGATTATATGACACCAAGTGCTCAAGCTATTCTAAGAAACTTGATGGAAACTTTCTCTAAACATTGTAGATTTATCTTAACTTGTAATTATGTTGAAAAAGTTATAGACCCAATACAAAGTAGATGTCAAACATTTCAGATTGTTCCACCTACAAAAAAAGATGTGGCAGTTCAGATATCACAAATCTTAGGTAAAGAAGGAGTATCGTTTGAACCAAGAGATTTAGTTCCAATAATTGATAGTGCATATCCTGATATTAGAAAAATAATAAATACTTGTCAGTTAAACTCGTCAAAAGGAATACTAAAAGTTGATGTTCAAACGGTAATTGGTTCTGATATAAAATCAAAAATATTAGAAATACTTTGTTCGAAAGACGATAGTAGAAACAAGTATATGAATATCAGACAAACTGTGGCTGACTTTAAGATACAAGACTTTACAGAGATTTACTCTTTCCTTTATGAAAAAGTAGATGAGTTTGCTAAAGGTAGTACATCTAATGTTATACTCACTTTGGCAGAAGGAACTCACAAAGATGCCTTAGTTGTTGATAAGGAAATAACTTTTATGGCAACTATAATACAAATACTACAAATAATATCAAAATAAAATGGCAAAGATACACGATTTTACAGGCCAACAACAACAGACCCAACCACAAGTAGATGTTTCACAATCCAAACCTATGTTGTGTGAAGATTGTGGTCATGATACTTTTATATCAGGTACACGATTTAGAACTATATCAAAGTTACTAACTGGTGCACCACAAGATATGATTATCCCAATTGATGTATTTCTTTGTGGTGATTGTGGTGAAGTAAATAAAGCTTTATACCCAAAAGAACTTCAGACTTTAGATGAGTGATAAAACAAAGACATTATTTGACCATCTAAAAGCAATCACACAATACCAAGACCCAAACTATTGGGATACATTAAGTGATGCTGATAAAAGAACATTCTCAAACTTCATGGTTCATAGATTTCTGTCTATGAATCCTGATTGGGTAGATATTATATCAGATTTATCTCCATTTACACAAACACTTCCACCAGACATATTGTATAAAACTCTAATAGGTTTAATACCAAAAGGTCGGTATTACTTAAAGTATGTAAAAGGTAAAAAAGATGAAAAGTATGAACCATGGTTAGTAGAACTATTGGTTGTAGATTATTCGGTATCTAAAAAAGAAGCACTCGATTATTTAGAAATACTTTATGCAACAAGAGAAGGTAGAGAAAACATAAAGTATATCTGTGAAAAGTATGGTATCGAGAAAAAACAAATAACCAAACTTAAATTAAAAATATAATGAAATTAGCACTTATTGCACATGATGGTAAGAAAGCAGATATGGTTGCTTTCGTTATGAAAAGACTTTATTTTTTTAACTCAGATGATGTAGAAATAGTAACCACAGGCACCACAGGTGAACGTATAAGACACGCTGGTGTCGATAAGGTAGATAGAGTCAACTCAGGACCGATGGGGGGTGACGCAGAGATTGCGGCAATGGTAAGTCGTGGTGAAATAGATGGAGTTATCTTCTTCAGAGACCCACTTGGAAAACATCCACATGAAGTCGATGTAAGTATGTTAATGAGATTGTGTGATGTACATGAAGTTCCACTTGCTACTAACTACCGAACTGCTCATATTCTTATCAAATATTTTATTACAAAAGTTACAATTTAATTTGACTTTAATAAAATAATTTCGTATCATATGGGTGTTGAGTGAGTGATACTTAACACTAACCCTTAAATTCAATATATAGAATGACATCAAAAAGACCACTTAGAAAAATCTACGTCTATACAACACATACTTATGGTAGTCCTCATACTGTTAGAGGTATTGTATACAAAGCGATTGCTAAAATAGGGGAAACTTTAAAACAATCAATTAAAAAACGAGTAGAACAACAAGATGGGACATCAAATCCGGAACCATTGATTCGTGTTAAAAATTCAAATGGTAAACCACTTTCATTTTTAACCTATCTTACTGATAAAGAAATTAGGGATGGTCTAATTAAATTTGGATATAAGGAAGCTAGAACAGATAAAAAGAGAGAATGGATTATTGGATTTGAAGATTTATTTGAAAACGGTGACGAAATTGAATTAGCAATTAATAAAGTTATATCTGAAAGTGAAATTGACACTAGAAAAGAATATAAGCCTTATTTTTACAAAAAATTTATAAAGAACGTATTTTTAAGAATTTTTGATATAAATCTTAATTTAGGTAAAAAAGTAATAGAATTTGCTCTTGAACTTGCACCAAGATTTGGTAAAACAACTTGGATGATTGATTTACTTATAACTCTTTTTGACAAGTATGGATTTAGATTAACAGTATTACCATCTTATTGGTTATCATCACTATCATCATTTGAAAAAGAGTTGTATAGTTGGAGAGGGTTTGATGATAAAATTCATTTTGTTAAACGAGGGGAATCAATTAAAGATGCAATTAAATCTTGGTACGGTAAAAAACTAATTGTAGTAGAATTATCTCTTCACCAAAATGATGAAGAAAAGTTTGAATCATCGATTGAGGATATTAAAAAAATAAAATCATCAGAAAGACTTACATTAATTGACGAGGCAGATTATGGAGTACCAAGGCCAAATCAAATGAAAAAAATAGAATCACTTGAATGTTCACTTAACGTTTATTTGAGTGGAAGTGGGTTGGATAAAATTACATCTCCCTTAAAAAATATTGGAAATAATATTATTAGGTGGTCGTATACTGATATGGTACTTTGTAGAGAAGGAAATCACCCCTTATTTTTTGGAAAAAAACTTTAAAAATATTTGGAAATTACAAATAAATTTTGTATATTACCTTTGTAATAATGATTGATATGATTGATATGAATGATATGATTGACATACAAAAAATAATAAATGAAGAAGCCAAACTCATTAAAAATGAATTTAGTGAAAACGAAATGATAAATAGTTGTAGTGATATAGTTATTCCTCGTTTTTTTAATCTTCACTTAGACCCTTTAATAGAAACACAAGAAAGTTACTCGGAAAAACTTCGTAGTAATTGGTTAAAACTTCTTTCTGATGTAAATCAAAATAAAGGACAATTAACTGATATTACTCTTGGTAGTTTTGGTATTCCTAAAATGGGATTAAATGAACAATATCTAAATTTGAATACCAACACAATTACACTTTCCAATGGTGAAACTTCAGAGGTAAATAAAGATTGTAATTGGATTTGGACTGGTTGTCCCACAATCACCGAACTTTCAAAACTTGTAAAACTTCTTAAAGATGTTCTTGAACCATATGGATACCATATAGAACAAATTAGTGGTACTGATGAAGGTGGTAAGAAAAAATTAACAAATAAAGAAGTCGAACATTATATTCGTAAAGAATTGATTCCACAATTAAAAAAAGAAGGTAAAAAACTTGTTCTTGTTTCAAGATTGATGGGTGCAAGAAGTGTTTCTATTCCTGAAGTAGAAACAGTACTTCTTTGGTTTGATGGAGGTAGTATAGAAGCCACAAAACAAAAAATATCGCGAGTATTAACTGGTGGTGAAAGATGGAATGGTGGTAAGAAAATATATGGTAATATAGTTTCATTTTCATTTGACCCAAACAGAGAAGAAACTTCTCCGATTGATGATTATATATTGAGTGAATCGGAACAAATAGAGAATTCTGAATTATCTAATTCAATTTCAAGAGTTCTTCGTTCTGCCCAAATATTCAAACAAGATGAGTATGGATTGATTATTCAGTTCAACCAAGATGATGATGAAACTTATTCTTCTAAACTTGTTAATTCATCATCTCTGTTAAAGGTGGCAGAAGCAGGGGTTAATCCCCATATGATTGATGAAAATGATAGTGATATTGATTCCGTAGAACTCACCAAAGAAGAAAAAAATGAATTAGAAAAAAAATCTTTTGGAGACTTGGATATTCAAAAATCAGTTCCAAACAAAGAAAATAAAGAAAAAACAACACGAGAAAAATCAGAAGGAATGACTTCTTATAAAAAAAGAAAATTGGTTCTTCAAACTATCGTAAAGAGAATAATAGAACTTTCTGAGATTAATAATATTGAATCTGATAATTTTGTTGAAATGTTGGATATGATTTATAAGAAAGACCTTGATTCGGAAGTTGAATTTGAGGTTGGTGTTGGTACAAAAACCATAAAAAGATGGGTTCTTCAAGGAGCATTTAACGAAAAATTAATGAATACAATCATTACAAATTATAATATTTCAGAAAAAAAATATGAGGATTCATTTGGAATTCTCATATAAATTTTGTATATTAGTTTTGTAATAATGATTAACCCATGACCCATGAGAATAAATAAATTCAGACAAATTAATCAACACCGTTCAAGAGGTGAGGTATTCACCCCACCTCAATTGGTGATTGAAATTATTTCAAAAATACCCAAAAGTATATACTTAAATAAAAAAAGTATGTTTCTTGTACCTGGTTGTGGTATGGGAGTTTTTATGATTGAATTGATTAGAGTTCTTGTTGAACAATATGGTTATTCAATTGAAGATGCTAAATCTCGTGTAATTGGAATTGATAATCGAATAAAATATATTAACTACTTAAAAAGAAAAGGATATCGAGTATATCATCTCGATTTTCTGAAAGATAAATTACCTATGGAAGAATTTGATGTGATACTTGGAAATCCACCATTCCAAAATAATTCAGATAGTGTATCTGAATCATTATGGATTAAATTTGTTAAGAAGTCATATAAAATGGCAAACATGGTGATGTTGATTACACCAAAAACATGGTGTAACCTAAATGATGATTCTTTCGACCAAGACTTATTTAAAATATTCAAATCAAGTCTGAAATTTGCCAATACATCCGACTATATCAAAGATATATATTTCAAGGGGCTCGGTAGTACTTTTTCTTATTACATTTTAGATAAAACAGAAAATTCTGATACATTTACACTCCAACATAATGAAAATACTTTTAATCTATCTTATTCAGATATAAAATGGATACCAAATCATATCGACTTAATTACAATTAACATACTTAGAAAAACTTTATGGTCTGATTCTGAAAAAATAGATGGTCATTTTCATGAAATAACAGGTTACAGAAAAGGTGGTCGTAATATAGTTGAAAATGGAAAATTTAAAGTTAGTAATACATCCGCTCAATATTCAAAAGAAAAATGGTTATATACCAATCAGGAACAATATTTGATGAACAAACCAAAGGTAATCTATTCTGATAGTGGATATAACAAACCTTACTATGACGCTGGTGAAATTAATATTGGTCATCATTCTCGTGCATTTTTTGTAAAAAATAGAAATGAAGCAAATCAACTCATCAAATTTTTAGAAAGTAATCTTGTTAAATTTCTAATTAAAACTGTTGTACCAACTGGTAGTTCTGTTGGATTTGAACGAATATCCAAG